CGCCGCTGTTCCTGACTTAATAGCCTCCCAAACGCCTATAACGGCATCTTTAAACCATGTCGTACGTGTCCATAGCAGGTATATTGCCGCCCCTATCGCTACCAATGCGGCCGCGATTACAAGGGCTGTACCCGCCACTGTAAGGAATCCGATTACGAAAGGGGCTATAACTACCCATAAGGCCGAAAAAGCCGCTGTAAGCCCGCCTGTTAAGCCTATGCCCACGGCCAACGGTGCTAATAGCACCATCAGACCAATAAACAGAAGGGCAAACCAACCAATAGCCGCCGAAATTTCCGGGTTTAGCTGTGAAAACTTGGCCCATAATTGCGCTACCGCATTCACGGCCCCGATTATCGCGGCGGCTACCGCATCGAATGATTTTAGGAATGGAAGAAGGGCCGTGTTTAACGTAGATCCAAGTTCCTTGGCCGCGTCACTCATTTTTGTAAGCCCATTCGCTTCGAGTAATTTGTTAATCCCGGCCAGTACCCCGATGAATACAATCCCCATTCCAAGGGCTAACATGGTCATACGCATGAGGCCCATGTTAATCATTCGGATATAATCGTTCATTTGCTTCATGTTGGCATTTGGCCCCAAATGCTTGAGTGCTAAAACGGCCGCGTTGCCTTGCTTGGCCAACTTCTCTAGTCCGTCACCCACTTTTAAAAGCGATTGATTAAGCGGCCCTATAGGATCGCCCATACGCTCGAAGTTGGCGGCAATTTTACTTGATTGAGTGGAAGCATTCAACAATGTTCCGACTGTCTTGGTAATGCCCATTAAGCCTATTTTGTTAAGCTTCATCATTTCCTCACTGACTTTCTTTTGTTCGCCGCCAACCCGGACAATTTCCGCTATATATGCGTCTGTATCGCCTTTAAATTTGGCCGTATCAAAAGTTAGTTCCGCGAATTGCTTTTTAATGTCCCGTTGCTTACTCTGCAATTCGGCCATTGGTTGCATACCCTCTGTCATGGTCTTAGCAAGTTTAGGGCCGTATTGACTCGTTAATGAGGTTAACATGCTTAATTCCGTGCGAACCGCATTTAATTTGTCCTGTGCCACCGTATAACTTTTGTCCATTTCAAGGCCGCCGCTTTCAATAGCCCCTTTGAACTCGTCTAAATGTGCGGTTGTTTGCTCAATCTGCTTTTCTATTCCCTCAAGCGAATTAGTGCCGTTTTTCCCGAAACTCTGCATGTGTTGTTGCAAAGGCGAAAGCATTTTATTCATTTTTGAGAATTGTTTGTTTATGTCCTTCGCTACGCCATTCATGCCGCTACCGGCCGCGCTGAATTTTTTCTCAAGCGTTTTTATGTCCTTCGTAAATCCGGACGTATCCGCGCCGATGTTAACGAACATTTCAGCTATTGTCGCCAAGCGTTTTCCCTCCTTCCTCGCCCATTTGGGCCATTAAATCACCAAGAACGGCCTTTGTTTCTGCTTTGTTGGTTTTCTTTTTCTCTTTGTCGCTACCTAACAATTTTCGCGGATCAATCGGCTTTTTAACATGCGGGGCCGTTACCCATGAGGCCAATTGTGCAAGTTTGCGCCATTCTATCTGCTCACGCTCTTTGTACCCTTCGCACAAGTCTAAAAATTCACCGTGCGTCATTTGTCCTAGTTCATCGGGTTTTAAACGTAAAGGCCCAAACGCTATGCGTTTAAGCCCTTCCCAATCAAAACCCTTGTTTAGTTTTTTTCGGCTCCGTCTGCCTCCGGATCACCTTCGGAATTTTCTTCCTCACCGGCTCCAAGCAACTTCGAACGTTTCAACGCTTCCATAACCGGTTCCATCAAATCGGCAATGTTTAATCCTTCTTCACTAATCTTCTTGCCAAGCATGTTGCCGACAACTTGAAGCGTGATTCCCGGTTGCTTCCATTTCAGGCCCGCCCAATAGAACAAACGAACAACGTTAAAACCCACGTTTTCCTCCGTCAATACGCGGCCAATACCTTTGCCAAATGAAATTTCAATCTCCGCAACCGAATTATAATCATATTTCAAAAGCTTCGTCTGACCGTCAAATTCAACCTCGACATAAGTTTTTAACAACGCTATCACCTTTACCCCTCTTAATATGATTTTTTCCTAATACTAGAATAATAGAATAAGCCCGCCCTTACAATAGGACGGGCTTATTTTTAAGCGTTTATTATGCCGGTGTAGTCAATGCGCCCGTTCCTTGTAACTCAATGGAGTAGGTAACAGAATCGTCATAAGGCATGTCCATTTCACGGCTTGTAACGATTGCAAAACCTTCCTCAACGCCTACGGCCGCCGCGCCGCCCGCACCATCGGCATCCTCTGTAATCTTTACCTTGATGCGTTTTTTGGTACGCATAGCCGTTTTGATAGCTGTATAAGCGGCCTCGCCCGGAATGTAAATACCGTCGCAAGAAATATTCCAGCTACCAAAAGCGTAATCAAATTCTTTCATGAGGCTGGCCGAATCTTTGGAAGTCGTTTCGATTGTATCAACTTCCTCGGTCAATGTTGCCCCGCGCTGGCCGCCAACCGGTGTCCAAACCGGCACCGCCTCTGTTCCTGTGTTCGCCAATAACAAAACGTTAACTCCACGCATGTATAAAAACCTCCCTTTGTTTTTTTAATGGCCTACAGGCCCAATGTGACCGCCGCAACCGTTACCGTTGTCACTTGGTTATAAGTAACATCAACCAGCCCGGTAAGGTTATTAAATCTTTGCGGCGAGAATGGCCCTATTTGCGCGGTAGCACCTGCGGCAACGGACACCACAACGTCATGCTCGAAACCATGATTGCATTTTGTCGGTGCATTCACGGTCACGACACAAGCAGAACCGCCGCCGTTTTTAACGATGAATACCGTGTGACCATCATTTGCGAATGAATCACCGCCAGCCGCCGCCGCTCCGTATGTTGTTACTAGGCCCGCGTCCGATTGGCTTTTTTGAACGTTCAAAACTGCCATATACCCTAACCCCCTTTAGTTATTTTGAAGCGTAAACGCATAACACCGTGATAATTATCTTCGTCCTCGAATACTTCCAAAAACTCGCGGCGGCAATCGTCAAACGTGAACCCGGTAACGTTTAAAGGGCTTGCCGTAATGGATTGCAATGCTATATCCATGATGTTGACGGCCTCTTTTCGTCCTTCGTATTCACTCCAAACATGGATCATTTTAGTTATTTCTTCACCGTCGAACGTTTTAGAAGAATAATCCGAAACCGTATCATCACCGAAAATCATATAAGGCAATGCAACATCACCGGCCGGTAACTTTCCATCATAAATGCCGCCGGGTAAAATGGCCGTTAATTCCGGATCGTTCGAAAGGCGTTGATACAATGCTGTTTGTAATGGCCAAATTGCCGTTCTCATTCCTTCAACGCCTCCCCGATAGCTTTAATGAATTTCGGCCTTTCTTCTTCCCATGCAGGAAATAGAAACGGTTGCGCCCGCGTACCGGGATGATTGACCGACTTTACAGGATGCGCGGCACCTTTCCAAAATAGTGCTTTCTTGGTTTTGGGCCGTATTACGTGCGGCCTTGTCCCAAATTCAACGGCGGCGGCATACTTCACGTATGTACCGACACGTAAAACCATTTCGTTAGGTGTAACCGGCTCTATAACGATCCTCGAACGCAAGTTACCAGTATCAACCGGTGAACGTTTCTTTGCACCGTTTTGGACGTTTAACGCGGTTTCGTTTACAACGTCCTTCACCCGTTTTAGCTTCTCAACCTCATACTCGCCAATCTGCCCGATAGCCTTATAAATTGCCGAAAGATCAACGTCAATTTTAATCACGCGGCCTATACCCCCGTTTCTATGCAGGAGATATGCAGGTATTTTCCCGACTCACCCGCGTTAACGACATTTTGAATCTCAAGCACCCGGCCGCGATACGTAAGCCGGTCAGCCTTTGTTATATCGTCACGATAGCGAATCTCGACCATGTGCGTAATTTCTTGTTGAGGTTGTCCGGCAATTGTAACCGGAGCGGCTTTCACTGGCTTAACGTGCGCCCAAATAGCCGGAGTTTGGTTTATCCAACCGCCTGTAAAACCGCCGCCCTCGTCCCTAACCCGCCCACTACGCTGTAAAATGACCTTATGACGCATGTTGACGCTAGTCATTCGGAACCTTTAAACGGGTATACGCGGTATGTTTGTAATAGGGTATATTCCGGGCGGGAATGATTACCACGGCTGTCGTATAGCTGATAAACGCGGTTGAATACCCAAGTCTTAACGGGTGCCGGTGCTTCGATACCGTCAAAATCTGTATTCAAAAACTGTTCGGCCTCGCCTGTAGCTGTTTGGAGTAGCATG